GAAAGCCTTCTCAACTTCTCACAGACCAAATATGTCACGCGCGCAGTGGGCTATGGCAAGAGTCAATGCTTTCCTTTACCTATCTGAAAAAGGTAAGCCAGAGAATCCGAACTACAAACAAGACAATGATCTGTTAAAGAGTGGACACCCAAAGTTCACAGATAGTCGCACAGCACCAAGTTCATTTGATAACATTCGCAATACTATGACCGAAACAAATACAATCAATTGGGTAGTGCGCGACGAAACAGAAACACGTCGTGTGGCTTTCTCAAACATGGAAGTGCGCGCGTCGGAAGATGGCACCAAACTTATTGGGTATGCAGCAGTGTTTGACTCACCATCAGAACCACTACCGTTCACAGAGTTTGTACGTCGTGGCGCATTCACGAAAACACTGAACGACGGTGCAGATGTTCGCTTGCTGATAGATCACGAAGGTGTACCACTAGCGCGCACCAAGTCAGGCACCCTTGTCCTTACCGAAGATGATCGCGGACTGCTAGTTGAATCAGATCTAGACCCAATGAATCCTGATGCTGCTCGTTTAATCTCTGCGCTACGTCGTGGCGACATTAGCCAAATGAGTTTTGCATTCCGCACCGTTAAAGATAACTGGTCAGATGATCGTCGCACACGCGAACTACGCGAAGTGCAATTGTTTGATGTTTCAGTAGTTACCTTCCCTGCATACGAAAGTACCGTTGCAGAGTTGCGCGCCAAACAAGATGTTGCTATCATCATTGCAACGAACACGCTCAGTCTGCGCAAACGCCAGATTGAAATTGCCCGTCACAAATAGCACAGCCGACCAGAAGCCGAACACGGTTCACTTCGCAGGTCACTTTGGAAAACACAAACCAATAAACCTACAAAGGAAAACTAATGTCATATTCAGACACACTCGCAGAGAAGCGCAACGCGCTACTTGCACAAGCAGAACAGATCACCGTTATCGCACAAGACGAGAAGCGTGAACTATCAACCGATGAAGATGCAAAGATTGCATCAGTCCTTGATGAAGTCCGCACACTTGACGGACAGATTGAACAGCACGTTGAATTAGAGAAGCGCGCTATTGAATCAAAAGAGATCCGCAAAGAGATTGGTGTTGAGTTCAGCACCACAGCAGTCAAAGCAGAGCCACGCACCTACGCGCCACAGGCAAGCACATCATTCTTGAAAGATGCTTATGCAGCACAGTTCAATAATGACTTTGAAGCACAGCAACGTCTTTCACGCCACATGGGTGAAGAAAGAGTTGAACGACGCGACGTCACATCAGCGAACTTCGCAGGTCTGATCGTGCCACAATTCCTTACCGAATTGGCTGCACCGTTCGCTCGCGCTGGTCGCCCATTCCTTGACGTTGCTCGCAAGCATCAACTTCCAAACGAAGGTTTGGTCATCAGCATCAGCAAAGTCACCACAGGTTCTGCAACCGCAGTACAGACCGAAGGTGCTGCTGTCCAAGAAACAAACATGGACGACACCAAACTTGATGTGTCAGTCGTAACTGTTGCAGGTCAGCAGAACGTTTCACGTCAGTCAATTGAGCGTGGCACAAACATTGATTCGCTAGTGATGGCAGATCTCGTTAGTGCATACCACACAAACCTTGACAGCCTTTTCGTAACGACAAGTGCAACATCATTGACAAACGTAATCACGCAAGTAGTTACTTACACTGATGCCAGTCCGACAGTAAGCGAACTGTATCCAAAACTTGCTGATGCAATTCAGCGGATTCAGACCAACTACTTTGCTGGACCAAACTTCATGTTGATGCACCCACGCAGACTTGCGTTCATCTTGGCTGCACTTGACGATCAGAAGCGACCACTTGCCGTTCCTGTTCCGAACTTCAACGGTCAGCCAGCAATCGCTGCTGGTAATGGCGCACCTGTCTATGGCAATAGTGGTTACACCATTCTTGGATTGCCAGTTATTACAGATGCAAACGTCATCACGACAAACGGTACTGGTACAAACGAAGATGTGATCATTCTTGGTAACACACAAGAAGCACATTTGTTTGAACAAGGATCTGGTGAGCCAATGATGCTTCGCTTTGAGCAACCAAAGGCTGCCGAACTTGACGTGACAATGATTGTTTATGGATACAGCGCATTTACTGCGAACCGTTATCCAAACGCGTTCTCACTCATCGGTGGAACTGGACTCGTCACACCAACGTTCTAACGAACTAGGTAATGTTTGACTGGTAGTGTGGGGACTACCAAACAAACTTGAAACGAGAAACAATGTCAAAACAGATCGCATCACTATTAGTAGAACGCGCAGGATATGTGCAACGTGGTTTGAAAGATCGCGTGAAACAAGTTGATGAAGCACTCGCTGATCGTGGCTATGTTCACAAGTACGCAGAAAAGTATTCTGAAAGAGAATCGGCATCTGTTGAACCAGAAGCAGAACGGGCAGTCACGCCACGCGTAACAAAGCGCAAAGGATAAACAATGGCAATCACTAATGGTTACTGCACACTTGCAGAGATCAAAGCAGCATTGCGTGTTACCGATTCAACTGACGACACACTGCTAGAAAACTCTATTGAAGGTGCGTCACGACGCATTGATGGATACTGCGGTGCGTTTTTCTATCAAACATTAAAGACAATCCAAGTCTTTACACGGTATGACTACTACTGCGCTATTCCAGATCTTGCTAACACAACTGGCTTTGTCTTAAAGACAGATGATCTAGGTAATCAAACGTTCTCAACAACTTGGTCAGCATCGGACTATATGTTCAACCCAACTGATACTTCATTGACTGGCAAGCCATACCGAAAGATTGTTGCGATTAAGTCAAAAACTTTTCCGTTGTTCAACGATCCGCAAAGACCATCTGTTGAAATAACAGGAACGTTTGGTTATCCATATGTGCCTGATGACATTCGTGAGGCTTGTGTGCTGCTCGCTATGCGTGGCTTCGCGCGTTACAACTCTGCACTAGGTGTTGTTGGTTTCGCAGATATGGCAATCACCGTTCGTGCTATTGATCCTGATGTGCGCGACTATCTAATGCCATACAGACTGAACGTTGTTGCGTAATGCCTGCAACAGTTTCGCAAGTTGCTGACGGTATCAAGACACGGCTGGCAACCATTACAGGACTACGTGCGTTCTCTTATCAGACGGAACAGATGAACACACCACCGTTTGCGTATCCTGAATTAACACAAGTTGAATATCATCGCGCGTTTGGTGGCGGTGATGTTGCTATGGCGTTCACCATTCACGTCGTTGTAGGTCGTTACACAGATCGCACAGCGTTCGCATTGCTAGATGACTTCCTGTCGTACTCTGGTGCAAAGTCAATTCGCGCTTGCCTTGAATCAGATAAGACTCTTGGTGGAGTTTGTTCAACATTAGTAGTACCATCAGGTGCAGACATTTCAAGTCTTGGCGAGGGTGGCGCAGAGTTCTTGGAAATACAATTATCACTTACAGTTCACGCATAGGAAAACAAATGAGTTCATACAAGATTCTTTCAGATCGTTTCACACTTGGAAAACAAGGTCAGACTATTGACGACGACGCACTTGATGGTGCTAACATACAAGCGTTGATTGATGGCGGACACATCGCAATTGTCAGCGCAAAACAGACCTCAGAAAATACAGAATCAAAGGACAAATAGATCATGGCAAAGTTAGTTCTCACAGACGCAAGCATTTCAATCAACGCAATTGCGCTTGGTGACCACGCGAACAGCGTGACGTTGAATTACGAAATTGACAGTATTGAGACAACCGCGTTTGGTTCTACTGGTCACACGTTCACTGGTGGGTTGCAAAACCTGTCTGTTGAAGTTGCCTTGATGCAGGATCTTGCAGCATCAAACGTTGAAGCCACTATTTATCCTTTGGTTGGTACAACAACCACACTTGCCATCAAGAACACTTCTGCTGCTACTTCGGCAACCAATCCTTTGTACACCATTAGTAACGCATACCTTGCTTCTCATACACCCGTTGCTGGATCTGTTGGTGAATTGGCTATGACCACGTTGTCCTTCACTGGTGGAACAATCGTCAAGACAACTTCTTGATCTAACTACTTCACGAGAAGGAAACACAAATGAAAATAGCAATGACTGTCGTGTACAACGACGGAACAGAAAAGAACGTTGAAGCAGTGTTCGCTGACTTCGTAGCATTTGAGCGCGTCTGGTCACGAAGCGTTACAAAGTTTGAACAAGAACTACGCCTGACAGATCTTGCTTGGCTTGCTTGGCATTCTGAGAAACGACGCAGAGAAACATCACAACCATTTGATCCTGACTGGATTGGATTGATTGATGAAATAAAGATTGAAGAAACCGATGGTGATGCAGTCCCTTTGGAGATGAGTCAGCCCACTTCCTGATCGCGTATCTCGCGGTTGAAACAGGCATACCTGTTTCGGTGTTGCTGGCAGAACCAGA